TGACATTTTTAGCTAGGTTTTGGGTTTGAATCTTTTACTTCCTTAATTGCAATATACCATTCCCCTGTCTTTGCATCAGTACCAAATTTCCCTGCATCTACATCTCTAAATAATTGATCCAATTGTTCTGTAATATTTGGATATGTTTTTGATCCATTAAACTGTCTGTCATTTTTGTATTTATGTGCAGCTAAATCTGCTGCTGCTTTTATTTCTTCTGCATCCCTAGCAGCTTCTTGTTCTGCTGTAAATGGTACTTTTTCACCATTTATAAGAAAGTGTCTTGCCATTATCCTTTTACTCCATATAGTGCATACTTGTAATTAGCAAATCCACCAACTGCATTTCCACCAGATCCCATATAAACAGTAAATCCTGTGTGATTAACAGTACTACTATTATTATAAACTGTAAGACCATTACCACCCCTTAAATTTTCAACTTCGTTATGTTGAATTACAAACCAATTAGCATAAGATCCACCAGTACCAGTATTAAAACCATCGCCTGATCTACACAAAATTACATCCATAACACCTGTCATCCCTTCAACAGCAGCTTGACCGCCAACTGTATGTGTTAAAAGTGCATAAGTCTGGTTTATTCTAGCAATATGCGAATGACCATCATTTTGGTAACCATACTCATAAGCATAACTATAATGTGCTGCACTTTCATCTGCACCACTTGAACCACCTGTCCTGAATCTAAAGTAAGGGTAATATCCATCAGCACTAGAATTAGGTAGTAATGCAAAATAAAGTTTAAATGCTCTATAAGTTGCAGTATCTAAATTATCAAAAATTAATTGACTACCAAGGTTAGATCCAGTTGCTTCTTGTAATTTTACAAAATCTGAAGAAATGCCAGTTAAATTTGCACCAGAAATTGCTGGTAACGCACCAGATAATTTTGTTGCATCAAGAGTGCTTTGACTCGTAAGAAGCGTACCATCTGCAATATCAGGTAAAGTTATAACTCTAGTATTACTAGATGACGAAGGTGCTTGTATGCTTACTGACCCACCACCTGATGCTGCGTTTAATTTAATCTTTGCTGTCATTGTTAACTAGGTTTTGGATACTTGTCTTTAACTGCTTTAATTGTAGTTTTCCAGCCAGCTACACCATTATGGTAGATGTCATCAAGCTGATCTTCAATACTTGGATATTCTGCTGCTCTATTTCTTGAATATTCAAGTGCTGCATATTCAGCATTTAATGTAGTTCGTGCAGCATCTATTTTAGATTGCACAAGTGTTATCTGTGTACCGTCAGCTTTGAATGCCAAAGTACCATTTATTCTTTTACAATCTGGATATGCCTTATAAATTGCATCATGATCCATTATGCTGCCACCTCCATTACTGTTATTGTTGATGTTGCTCTAGAATCAGCAGTGCCAGAAGTGTCAGAGTGTGATCTGTTCAAATAAGTAGTTCTTGCTGCGGAAGATCCATGCCCTATTCTAATACTGTATGTTATTGCACTTGTACCGCCAGCAGTATCTAAATATTGACCAGTTATATTACTTTGTTGTCCAGTTCCAGCTAATTGAATAGACATAGCGGTAACACGTGTATTACTTCCACTAGCATCTCCAGTTGCACCAGTAATAACTGAACCAGCTTTAAATATTTGAAATTTTCCCTCAGTAGCAACTGAACAACCTAGATTAATATTTGCTAATATAAAAATTTTATTACTTGCATTTGATGGTGTAATACTGACAGTTAAAGCATCAGCACTAAAAGCTCCAGCAGCTACACTTTCTGAAAATACATCAGTTTTTGTTGTTGATACGACTTGTAGAATTTTACCGCCAACACCACTTGCTAATTTTCCAGCAGTAACAGCGTTAGCAGCAAGCATATCTGCATCTACTATTCCATCAGGTAAACCCCCTACTGAAATTCCTGTTAATGTACCTGATCCGTTAATTGCTATTGGCATAACTATAAGATAACAAGAATTGCACCAGATGGCACAGTAATTGTGACTCCTGAGTTTATTGTAGGACTAACAGTATGTGCGTGTTTATTGGCCGTAATACTGTAAGAAGTTGTTACTGTTTGGTCTGTCTCTACAAACACCTCATCTGCTCCTCCACCAGTAGCACCAGCACCTCCACCAATTTCACCCCATCCTGTGTTTTTGTACCCTTCAAAGACGTTAAGAGTGCTATTGTAGCGGAACATACCTACAGCAGGGCTACCATCCCTTTGTGCAGTTGTTCCTACAGGTAAATTTAAAGAATTTGTATAATTATGTGTTATTTTTGCAGTAAAAGTACCACCTGTTTTAGGCATTAAACCTAAATTTTGTTCTGTAATATTTCCAATTGTTGTAAAAGTACCTGTTCCAGAAGATACTGCAGTACATATTTTTAATAAATTACTTGATGTATCTATGTGTGGTTGAAACTGTACTACATTTGCATCCCCAGATGGATCACCACTTGCACTATTTATTGTTCTTAATGCTGAATATATATCATTCATTGCTGCACGAACCGCAGCACCAGTACCATTAGCTACATTAAAATTATTATTCGTTTCTTTAGTAGTACTATTTACTCTTGCCATTTTTGCAATATTTTATTTTATTTTATCACCCCTTACCAAATCCGACAGCCATGTATGTAAAATCCCTGCTAATTGAAGCATTTGATGCATTTTTAAAATGTACTGTAAAACCTGTTCCTGATACATTTGTAACCTCAAAAAAGTCTCCAGATGCAAAACTTCCTACAGGTTGTATGGCTATAGAAGGAAGATTGCTATTTACACCACCAATACTAGAAGTTCCTGTAAAAAATGTATTTGTAAATGTCACAGCTTTTGCACCAGCACCGCTTGTAATTGTAGTTGTACTTTGCTCTGTTCTTCTCTGTAATGATGCAGTGTAACCTAATTCAAATACTCTTATATCTTGTGCAGGGTCATTACTTGTTAAATTTACTTTAAATTTAAATCCTCTTCCTTTATAAGTACCATTTGCAAATGTTTGAAACCCTGTATAAGTTGGAGAACCAGTTGTAGGATCATTTTGTGTTACAGCCACAAGCATTTCAGCATTTACATTAACAGCAGTAGCACCATCAAAATCACTCCATGTATCTAAATTTGCAGTTCTTGCATCAAATAAATCTGATGGATAAAACCCTTCTGTTAAAAAATGACGTTTTAAATCAAGACTAAATACAGCACCTAAATCTAAGAAAGAAGAAGCTGCTGCACCGCCAAATTCATAAGAACCTGTTGGTGATATACCACCGACATCATCTAATGATGCAACTGCATCAAAATCTAATATGTTATCAAATAAACCAACACCTGTAAGATTTAAAGAGTTTGTTGTGGCATCAAAAGCAACATTAGTTTTTGTTCCTTGAAATTTTGGGCTATCTTGATCTTCCCGTCTTGTTAAGGCTATTAAAGGTGCAAGATTATCTGGTAAATCTAATATTACACTTGTTTCACCAGCACAAAATCTACCGCCATCATCTTGAAATTTTAAAATATATTCTCCATCAAGATATGGTACTTCCGCAGAGGTTGTATTACCAGCTAATGCTTGTATCAAATCAGTACTATTAGTGAAAGTACCAGTTCCATCAGTTTTTGATGAATGTCTTACATATACTCGACCACCATGTATTACATCTAAATCAGGTGACAAGTTCCAACGTAATCTAACTAATTTAGAACTTATAGGTTCTGCTGTAAGTCCTGTTACATCACTTGGTATTGCAGTTTTACCTACAGCATTAAAAGTTAAATCAGCAGATGTTGCACTTGTTTGTAAAGCATTATTGTAGCTAAATACTTGAAATTCATATGTTCCAATATCAGTATCAAATATCTCAAAATCAGGAGACATAACTGTTGTAGTAATAAAATTACCATTATTAAATCTGTAATTCACTTGATACTGTGTAACACCAACAATAGGTTGCCAACTTAGAATTATTTTTGCTACAGCCCTATTATTAATTTCAACTATTTTTTCTACAGCCGTTAAAGCAGAAGGTGGGTTTGTTGGTAAATTTAATATTGATACAGTTCTTGTTGGTAAAGTTACACCATCTTCAATAAAAGCATATTTACCTTCAACGTAAGATAAAGCAGTGATAGTATAGTTTGTTTTGTCAGATTCTTGTACTGTAATTACTCTAAACTTTTGAGCTAGAACTGTATCATTTTGTAGTAACCAGATTGTATTTTTATTAGGTGTCTGAGTAAAAGGTGCAGATACAGTTATAACAGCACCATTAATGCTTAGTACAGGTCTTTTTTCAACAGTTCCATCTGGTAAAACAATGCTTAATTGTGGATTATTCGTATCTGATAAATCTGTTGAAGCAGTATCATCTACTGTTACTGTTGTAAGTGTAGCAGCAGTTACCCTACCACCTCTACGAACTCCTGATCTTACGGGATCTGCTATTTCAATTACAGAACCAGGTCTGACAACAACACCAGAATCTATAGAAGTCGCAAATGAGCAGATTTCAGACTCATTTTGTTCAGCAAAAAGAATTGCCTTCGCTAATCTTCTAGCCTGACCTCTAGATGTACAGCCAAATCCTTTTACCTGTTTAATAATTACCCCAAACTTTGCTATAGCAGCAGCATCTTCATAAACTTCATAATCTATTTCTCTACTATCCATATTAAAGTAAGAAACAGAAATTACAGTATTTCTTGTTTTAAGTCCACTACCTGAGTAACTAAAACCTGCCTCAGTTACATTTGCTAAAGTAAATAAATAGCTTGCATCTTTTGGGCTATCTTGTGCAAGTAAAATACTACCAGCAGCCCATATTGGCATACATCTCATAACACCAGCAAGTTCATTTATTAAATCAAATGCTTCACTAGATGATTGTATATTTACATTGCAACTAAAACGTGCTTCTTGACCACCTTGATTATCTGATACTAATGCATTTGCATATTTACTAGCAGTAACGAAAGAAAATAAATCAAGGGAACTGTCAGTTATATGATTACCAAATCCATAACGTGTATCTGTAAGAAGGTCAAGTAGTATCATTGAAGGGCATGAACACCATTGTGCAGCACCCATTACTCCATTAAAAATGTAACCACTGGGATATATAATTCTACCAGTTTGTAAGTCTACAGTTGGTGTACCAGATCCCCCTGCCCCTGCCCCTGGTATTCTGACCTTTATACCCCTTACTCTATATTTTCTTGTAGGTATAGATTGAAATTGCATAGAATCCAATCTAAGAGCAGCATATGCACTATTAGGATATGTATTTGCAGCATCAATAATTTCTCCATAACTTGTCCAATTAAAAGCGTTTTGTGTTGAAATATTAGCAGCATCGGCTGTTACTCTCGTAACTCTTATGTCAACAGGAAAAGCACCTGTAAGATTTATCCTGTAATCTTTCTGGTACGCATCTGCACTTCTACCTGTAATCGTATCAGAGAGAATATCAGTATAACCACCTGAGTTATATTGCACACTTATTTTTAAGGTAATACTAGAACCTAATAAATCACCTTTATCAGTGGCTACTTGTAACTGTGGAACAGTAATTGTTACGTTAACTGCATCAACATTAGTATTTGTTATTTGTTCTGTAACAGGTATACCGTGTTTTACAACCCTATTTACTACTGTTATAGAAGAACTACTCTCAATTCCAGATATTTTTGTTTGATTTGATGTACCGAATCTAGGTTTAAAAGTTACATCTTGAAAATTAAAATCAGAAGTTGCAGGGTTAGCAGAATTAGCTGTGGATTTTAATATAGGCGTATCGTTTAAAAATACATCCTTTAATGAAGCATTATTGTATGCAGTTGTACCTTGTGTTAATCCTTCTTTAGATGCAGATGCAAAACCTTCTATTTCACCCTCAGAAATAAGATCAAGAAAAGTAGCAAATTGTCTACTATGTAAAGTATCAGGAGTTCTAACTGGTGGCGGTGGTGGTGATGGTCTACGCCTACCTCCAGAACCTTGTATAGGTTTAGGTTTAAATTTTGTCATTTTTGTATTTGTTGAGTATCAATAGCACCACTTATCACAACACTTCCTGTAATTATTTCGCCATAAACTATTGGAACAGGAGTACCTGCTCTTGATGTATTTTGTGTGCCAGAAAAACCGAATGAAATCCGTGGGTCTTGTTCTGATTTAAATTCTTGTGGTTTAGGAAGAGGGAACAACATTTCACTAACACCAGATAAAGCTAAAGATGCACCTATACCAACAGCTAATGTTCCAACACCTATAGAACCTGCACCTAATCCAAAAGTGCCTATAGCTGCTCCACCAAAACCACCAGTAGCAATAGTAAGACCTATTAATGCAACACCACCTATTGCTCTACCAACACTACCAGAACCACTTATAACAGGAACAATATGTATATCCTCTTGTCCTATTGGATGATGTATTTCTTCTTTATCTATTAGATAATTGCCAACTTTTACCTGATAAAGTTTAGGACTCATATACTTCTCTACTTGTGGAAAGTTATTTACTAAAAAACTTACAGCTTGAGGTAAATTATATACCTGTATTTCAAATTCTTTATGACCTACAAACTTTGCAAGTTCGCCATATAATTTTAATTTACGCAACATAACGATACCTTCCTCCTGTACATTTTTGTAGCCATTGAGTATAAGGCTCTCTACAAGATAGTCTATCGGTTAAATGATGTAAAACATCCCCATCTAAAAAAATAGCTACATGATTTAAACCAGTAGATCCAATAGACATTAATAATGCATCACCATCTTCTAGTTTTTCATCTGCCCTTAATTCTCTAAAACCAGTTCTCCATGCACAACTTTCAAACATTGGATTTAATATAAAATCTTCTGGAGTTGTTGGTCTATTCCAATCTTTTAATTCAATATTTTTTTCTTCTTTATACCAATCTCTAACTAATGACCAACAATCAGTAATACCCCAAACCCAAGGTCTACCTAATAAAGGTGGTTTATACCCGCAGGGTTCACAATATCCCCATTGTTCTGTTTTTGGATTAACAATATGCCAAGGTAAATTACTTTGTTCACAAGAAATTTTATCTGCTTCACTAGGGGCTGGAGGAGTTACAGGATGACTATGAACAACAGCAGTTATTTCTCCTGTATTATCTGCTTTGACATAATCTTCTGGGTCAATAATAAAACATTGATGATCTGTCATTGAAAGATTTCGACAAGGATAGTATCTTTCTTTTCCTCGAATATTTAACAAAAGACCACAAGATTCTTTTGGATCTTCCCGTTTAGCATGTAGTAATGCTTTGTATTTCCAAGTCATACTATAAAAGTACCAATAGAAGGAAAATCTGACCTTGTACATTGTCTTTTAGGTGCAAAAATACCAGCAAGATCAAATACTGCTGCAAGTTCAAATGTAACGACATCTCTATTTTCTGATGCTTTTCTATCAATTTTATAAATTTCTTTTGGAAATTCTGCTGTAGGATCTGGTGTACCTAATGGATTAATAGTTTGGGTTGTAAAAGTTGTAGTAGATTGTGTAATTGTATTTGGATCGTTCATAGTAATTGTATTACCCATATTATTACCATGAACTGTGCAGTAGTATCTTAAATCGTTTGGTGCAGAAGGATAGGCTGGAGAATAAGTTACAGTTGCATCTGTGCCTAAAGTCCCTGCATTAACAGTAGTTTGCTGTCCACCAGCATCAGATTTTATTCTTAAGGGGTGTCCCACATTTGAACTATGAGCCTGATTAAAAATGTATGTTGATCCACGTTTCATTGTTATAACAGGTTTTTGTACTCCATTTATTGCAAATACATTATTACCCCCAGAATCTTGTACAACTGTCACTGTGTAGGTTACAGATTCGGCATCAGCAGGATCAGCAGTTGTAGTAGTAGTTACTGTGCTAGTTGTTGTTGGTGGAAAATTTGCAGCATCAAGATAACGTGCCAATGTTCTAATTCTAGTTACAGTTGCACCTGTAAGATCGTTTCCTGTAGTTACTTTGTTTACATTTAATAAAATTCCTGTAATAGTTCCTAAAGCATTACTAACAGTAAGAGTAGGTCTAGGTAGTTGACCTTTTTGAAAAGCAAAACCCTCTGCCTGTATCGGCATTTTTATATAAGAATTACCAGCCCATATGATGTCATTATTATTATTTAAATTCGATCCATTATGAAACCTATAAGTTTGTGCAGAACCATGTATTGCTGCCTCAGTAGTTAATGTAAATAATTCTATTATTGCTGAAGGATTAACCTTTTGCAGATCAGTAATAATAGGTGCTGTAGTCATGCTTCGTAAACTTCTCTAAAAGTAGCTGAAATAGTAGCTCTATTAGGAAAATCTATTTTTTTAGTCCACGAATCACAAACAAACTTATAAGATGTGCTTTCATTTGGCGGTGTGTAATCAAAACTTGCCCTATCTTCTGCCCTGTCATCTAAAAATGTTTCTAAGGTATCTGATTCTGTTTCTGTAATATTATTCCATACAAGACTATATGATTTACCATTTTGATGCTTACTAAGTCCTAAATTTATTCTATGTTCATAACCATCAGCAAATCTTATAATCCTTGTATTAGGTTGTGAATTTTTTGTTAATCCATAACTTGGTTCGGGTGTAGATGGGAATGTTGCCATTATGCTAATAATCCTCCTGGTCTTTTTTGTTTTAGTAATTCAAATTCTATTGCACTAGACAATGCTAAACCTAATGCCCTACCTTCACTTTCATCACCTTCAACAGAACTACCAGAAGCATCAACATTAACAACAATATTTGTACCACCACCTTTTGCCTGTACTCCTAATTTTCCATTACTACCTCTAGAAAGCGGTAAAATCGCCTCAGCACCTTGTTCTCCTAAAATGCCAAGTTTACCCGCACCTCCATACCTAAAAAACGTAGGTTTATCTACAACACCACCCTTTGCATATCCTGTTATTAAACCTTGCTTGTCAAATGCGTTACCATCAGCATTAAATAAACCTTCAATAAAATTAGTAAAAGGTGCTGTTATTGTTTGCTGTATAGCTATACGTGCCATATCTTTTATAATGCTATTTGCAAGATTTCTAAAATTTATCTCACCTGTAGTTACAAAATTAACAAGGGCATCTTCCATACCTTTTATGCCTTTTACAACTACATCACCCATTGATTCACCTACTGTTTTAATACTATCTTTAAAACTATTTAATTTATTTTTCATGTCACCGCCAAATGTTCTATCCATTGATTCATTTAAACTATCTACACTTGTTGTAATTTTATTTGTATATTCAGCAGGTGCGTTTGTTTCGCCACTAAATAACTCATTAATCTTGTTGAAACTTTCTGTAAATCGTTCAGTAAAACCTGCTGTAAAATCTTCTCCTAATAGTCCTTCCATACCAGATGTTAGATTATCTTTTATACCACCACCTAAATTTTTTAAACCTTCACCAGCACCACCTAATAAACCAATCATCCAATTTGGTATTTTTTCTACAACACTATTTACAAAATTTTGGACACGTTTTCCTAGCTGACCTATAATTCTTATCATTTCATCTACTAATTTTACAGTTGCAAATATTCCAATAGATATACCTCTAATACCAATTTCTATTGCTTTAAAAAATCCACTAAAATCATTTTCTGCACTAAATAATTCACTAAAGACACCAACAATAGTATTTAATGCAGGTAGTAATGCATCAGTAAGTTGTTTTCTAAAACCATCAAATCTTATACCTAAAACTGCTATCTGATCATTAAAAAATTCAGCGTTTTGTGCAAAATTTTCTGAAACTTCATAATTAAATTCTGTTAATGAGGCTGCACCACCATTTAATAGGTTAATTAAACTTGCACCTGATCTACCAAATATTTCCATTGCTATAGCTGCTTTTGTTGCACCATTTTCCATATTTGCAAATCTATCTGCTATTTCACCTAATACCTGTTCATTAGTTTTAAATTGTCCATCTACTGTTCTTACAGATATACCTAAAGCATCAAAACTATCTTTATATGTAGCAACACCCTGATCTGCCTCTCTCATAGATTGTGCTAATCTTCTTAAACCTTTATCTATAGTTTCCTGACTTATACCTGCTAATTTCCCTGCATTTACATATGCCTGTAATGTATTAGCTGCTATTCCTGTCTGATCTGACATTTTACCAAATGCATCTGCACTATCTATTGCACCTTTTACAAGACCTACAAATGCACCACCAGAAATAAGAATACCAAAAGTTGCAAATGTTTTATTTAGGCCACCCATAGCCAGCCTTAAATTCTTAACACGACCTGCAACCCCTTGCATAGAGTTACCAAGACGTTTTATGGAACCTGCCCCTACAGTTTTTGCTGCTACTACTAAATCAAACTTTGCCATATTATTTTTCCTTATTCATTACTTTTAACACTGCTGCTTCCATAATCTGTAAATTCTCAAGCATGACAGTATGGTTTTCTATATTATACAGTTTAATCATTTCTATCACAGATGTATAGTCAAAACCAATAATTCCACTAACGCTTAACCTCCATTGTGTTTGACAACGTAAAAACATTTCTACGGTTTGCCAATTTCGTTCTAATACATAAAAATTATCATCATCTTCTTTTTTCTCTGACTTAATACCTAATACTGTATTATCATCTAATGTTTTATCTATGACAAGTGAACTAGTTACCCAATATTCACCTGCCTCTGCTAGTTTTTTACAAATATCTCTTCATTTGATTCCATAAAAGCAAAACCTACAGCAGTTGCAAACCCTCTTACTTCTAAAAGTTGATTCAGTGTACTTTTGTTAAATGGAACTTCCTGACCATCCCCATCAACTAAATCTTCCCATCCTAGTAATACTTCTTTTGCTACATCAATATCATCTATCTGCTTATCTTCTACCATTTTTATCATTTCTTTAAATCTAGATTGTGAAATATTTTTAAAATGTGCTGTAAAAATTTCTTGTGATACCTCACCATCTTTATTTATTTTTACTACTACTTTCCATTTATATGTAGGTTTCTGGTCAATAACAAAA